ATAAACATTAGTTGCTTTCATCAAGTTTAGTTTTATACGCTTTGATTGCAGAGCGTACTTTGCTGTCAGGCTTTAGTGCTTGCCACACCGCAGTCCGAACATCGTTGTCGGTAATGGATTCCCATTCTCCGTACATTCCTGCTTCATCACCGGCATCGTAGGCTGTACGAATAGCCAAGGCAATGTTGTCAATAAGTGCCGTATCCATCTCCGGCAGGTCTTCACCGGCATAGATGTACAGGCCAAGTCCATGCAAGGACAATGCTTTAGTCATGCAGCGCATGATGGCGGTATTGACCTGGAAGGCATCAGGGTTGGGGATAGCCTTGTTGCGGTGATCCATAACGGGAAGCTGGCAGGTCATTGGCTTGCCAAACATGGTGACTGTCACCCAGACCATGCAAGTGCCGTTAATGTCCATGTAGCATTTCTCTTCACCTTGCTTGCCCCACATCTGTACCTGATAGTGAGCATTTGGGTCGGCCTTGAGTGCCTCTGCCCAAGCCCATGCCCATGACAGATAAGTCAGGTTAGCTTTCTTCTCTGTGTGGTCGTTGACGTTAAGTGTCAACAAGCTAAAAATGTTAGCTGTTGTATGCATGATCCAATTCCTTTTTCATAATTTCCAATTGAGTTTTTTCGCTGAAATCCTTGAACTCAAGGTAAGGATTCTGACGACCGCAGCAAAAGTAACCTTGCCGTGGCTCAAGACAATGAACACAGTATTCCATGTCTGCGTTCTCATCCATAAACATCTCTACAAAACTTTTCATTGCTATCTCCGGTGGTTAAGAAGTCTCTATGCTAACCCAACTTAGGTGTGATACAACACTTTTTTTACTAGGGGTTTTTACCTATAGCAGGAACTCACGAACCATGATATAGACGCTAGGTTCTGTGCTGTATTGCTTGTGTAGCGTCAGGCGTATCACCTGCACATCGTCCTTGTACACAATGCCGTTCATTGCGTCTAAAATGCCCTTGGCAACATTGTCTATGTCGGGCTTTTTGCAAGGCATTTCTACGCCCAACAAACAGGCTTCTTTGCGCTTTTTTGAGTAGGAGGCAGGGATTGGCACATTAATGTGCATTGATACCTCTATAGGCGTTGTTAATGGCTCATGTGGGTACATTGCCAGCCTTGCTGCACTAGCAATCTTGTCTTCGTACATCTTGGTCTTTGCATCGGTGTAAGTCTTGGTGAACTTACCGACTCTTGAGAACCTTGGCCTTCCCTTGCCTTTTGGGTCGCCTGAGACTATAAATTCAATTTGCAATGTCATGTTATTCCTTGGTTTTCATCATCTACTTCTCTCATGTATGCACGGCAACGGGCTTCAAAGCCTGGGCCGTACATCTTCTCAATGCGTCTAATCTGCTTGGTCAACCAAAGGGCAGCAGCAGGTTTCCCAATGAGTTCTACTGTTCGATAGTAGGACGGCACTAGGATTCGTGCCTCTGCTTTCTCTAGCTGGGCTTGGTCACTCATAGACTGCTGGTGAATCGGTTGCGCTACCTAAGAACTGTGCGCTATCTTTGTGCAGCCACAGACCGATTGCAGGTTCACCATCACCCGAACCCTCGTAATGCCGTTGCTTACAGCACTTCAAGATTCCATCGTGTTCACCGGACTTGCCACCAAACTTCCCAGAGTTTCGCATATCGTCTTCTTTGCCCTTGTTACGCCAAACAGTAAAGATGTTGTCCACCTGATCCGATATGGAACCACTTCCTTTTAGGTCATACTTATCGGGCAATGCTGCTTCGTTTTGAGGCTTTCGGATGTGGTGAATCAAGTGAATGTGAATCTGCTGGTCTTTGGCGATTGCGAACAACTCACCTACGAACTGCTTCTGCCCATTCATATCGTCTTCAGACCCTACCACCTTCATCAACGAATCAATGAAAACATGGGTCACACCCAACTCTTTGGCACAGTAGCGAGTCATCCCGATTACTGTCTCGGTGTTGGTCGTACCCATCTGGTCGTAAATCCAAAGTTTGTCATTTGACCACTCACCGAACTTGTCAAACAGGGCATCCAGTACCGCGAAGCCTTCTTCGTTTTGGTACTCTTCTGTGAACGGATTCGTGCCAATGTACATCCGGCTCATCAGTCGAATGGTTTCAATTGGCTTCATCTCGAACGATGCCATGCAAACCTTCTCGCCTTGTTGCATCAAAGACATAGCGATCTGTGCTGTCACTTGGGACTTGCCGTGTCCGTTCATGCCAGCATAGACAGTCATCTCACCTGGTCGGTAATAAAACGATTCCTTTGTTTTCTCCCAAGGCATCCAAAGCTTTTTCTCTTTGGACAAATTCCGCATCCGTTCTTTGATGGATGGGATGTACAGATTGGCAGACTTAACATTCTGCTTGCTATCTGTCTCCGCAAGGTACTGCGAAAAGTCAATGTTGTCAGGAATGAAATTAGCCATTATTCCCCTCCAAGGATTCGCCATGCTGTTGCTGCGCATAAAGGCACTTGTCCATTTCCAATGGCTTTAAGTCTGTCCACCCTAGAGGCCACCCCATCAGCCACTCTGTCCATGTCGCGGTGATGGAGGCGGGAGACATTTGAGGGTTCTCTGCCCCACCAGTTCTTGTCCACACCACACTTGGCAAATCTGAATCTCCCTTCCATCCTTTGCTTGGCCTCCGACCCGCATGGTCTGATTTCACTGGTGTAGGCCACATTTCTAGCGACGATCCAAATTCTGTCCCTCTGATGGTTTGCTCCAACGTCCGCTGCTCCCAGCACTCCCCATCTCGCATCAAACCCCATTGCGGCCAAGTCTCCAAGAACGGTTCCAAGTCCCCTAGAAGTGAGCATTGGTGAGTTTTCCACGAACGCGAATTTGGGTTGAACTTCGTGAATGATGCGCGCCATTTCTCGCCACATCCCGCTACGTTCTCAGTCAATTCCTGCACCTTTTCCTGCGGATGAAATATCCTGGCAGGGAAACCCGCCCGATACAACGTCAACAATTCCCCGCCAAGGTTTTCCGTCAAAGGTTTGTACGTCATCCCAAATCGGGAAAGGCGGGAGAAGGCCGTCATTTTGTCGGGCGCACAATACGCTTGCTGGATAGAGTTCCCATTCAACGGCGCAGACTGTTCGCCATCCAAGAAGATGCCCACCAAGGATGCCACCTCCGGCTCCTGCGAACAAAGCGAGTTCATTAAGCTGTTGCTGATTAGCCATGCCATAGTTCCATCCATCCTGTTGTTACACGTTCACCATGCATTTCAGTATGGCTTGCACCAACCCACTTAGCCTTTGCCGCTTTGCAGGCATTAAACAGGCGTTTTGCACGATCTTCCGACCTGCTGGTGACACTCACCCTAAGACCGACCAAAAAGCGCAAATCAAGGGCTTCTGGCACATCATTGGTCAGGGTAACCACAGGGTTCGTTCCCATCGCTTCCCAATCCGACAATGCGGTTTCAAAGTCGTCCAGGTAAACCAGTTCTGGAACTTTGCCCTGCATACGCAAGTTGATGATCTTCTCGTGGCCTTTCATGTGTTCCCCTTTGCTCGGATTTCGGTGGCGCACTCGTCAGCATCACCGTGGGTTTCGGCTACTTCATCGCACACCTTCGCACAAGCCTCACGCTCATCGGCACGGATAAGGGCGGCGAATTGCAACTCTTGTTTGGTTGCCGCAGTTCCATACACTTGCTTTGCAAGTTCAATGTCTCGTTCGTTCATAAAATTCCTTTCATTGGTGTATACGTTGCTTTGCTATCTTTGACCCAATCGGCATTAAAGGACTGCCAATTGCGAACAATAATTTCCTTCAAGGCGTTTTCCAGCGTCCATCCAGCCTTCGCAGCTTGAGCAGAAATCCCGTCAATCACAAGGGGAGTAACCCTAGCCTTCTTTGCTTTGCGGTGAGTAACAAATTCCTGCCAAACCTCTTTTGAAACTTCGTCCGGCTTGGCAACCTCAGTTGCCGTATTTATTGGTTTTGGTTTATGGTTTATGGTTGCTATTGGTATGGCATTAGGGAGGGTAATGGGGTGGGTATCCGGTGGGGTTAGCCACCTCTTAGCTGCCCCACGTTTTCCAGCCTCAACCATAGCCTGGTAGTTGGAAATTATCTTGTCAGCCTTAGGATTGATGAATCCATCATTGGTACTGACAAAAAATTCATTCAAAACGCTCAACACTTCTTGCTCGTAATCCCTCATGCCAATTTGCCTTGCAATGTCTCTTTGCTTGATGGGAACCTCATGCAAGTAGTAGTGGTCGAGCAAACGGCGATAGGCCAAATCCTCAATGATGCTGAGATGGTGGGTGTGACTCTTGTAGTCACCTATGTGAAATGGAAAGTAGTGCATTGACTAACCTTACGTTCTAGGTTGACGTTACTGAAAGAACATCGGCAGGACGGTAACGAATCGTCTTTTCCCCCGCTAAAGGTAGCCGTGCCCCTAAATCTCAACTTACTTTTTAGAATTATTCAACTTTGAACTTTTGCAACTTCTGCTTTTTAGGCTGCGCGTGTCCAACGTGGTAGAAACCACAATGGGCGCATTGATAGGACTCCAATGCTGGCCCACCCATCCTTCGCCTGTCTATGGTACCTTGGGCAAGATTTCTAGTGGGATAGGGATGCTTCCCCTCGCACTGGATTTCTTTAAGTGTCGTGTATGTCATACATTCGCTCCATGTTTACTTTCCGACCGGTAGCCAGTTCGATTGCTCGGACTAGCACTGCTACCACAGAGGCTTCACGGTCATGTTCCTCTGCGTGTACAAAGGCATAATCGACTGCTTTGTTAAGCACCGACTGAGCCGAATAGAGTTCGTTTTTTTCATTCATTTAGTGAGACTAGCACAACTTTTGGCAAAAAAACATTAGGGTTTTCACCTACAAAAAAGTTTGCAAAAGGTCAAAGTTTGGCATTAAGATAGCGCCATGCTGTTACTTCACAGCGTTTTTCGGAGCTACCTTATGACCACACCAACCATCAATCTTGCTGATCTTGTCAAGATTGCAGAGGCTTACAAGATTCTTGAGCAACTTGTCAAGGAATCACGATTGACCAATGAGCAACATGGACGCTACTGCGACACCATCATTGGCAAAGTTGTTCTTGATCGTGTCATGTCTTCCTTGGACGTAAAAATTGAGGTGAAAGCATGATCTACACAGTCTACATCACGCCCAAGGCCAAGAAGTGGATTGAAACACATCAAGTGGAAGCTGACAGCGCAGACCAGGCCATTGACAAGGTTCTTGATGACATTCCCTACGATGTGATCTTCGTGGAATGCGACAACATTGCGGAGCATCTATGAACGTCCTAGACTTATTGGAAAAGCAACGCCAAGACCGCAAAGACAAGCCATGCACCTGTGCTGCATACAAGTTCCCCCACCGCCGATATGGTGGATCTTGTGAAGATGACTTCACATGGATGGACTTGTCCGACAAGCTGAAGTTGATTGAATGGGAACGTAAATCGGAGAGATACAAATGAAACTTTATAACGTGCCGCGTAATACCAAAGTCAAGCTGAGTGATGGGGTCATACTTTTATTTCACTACATTGACGGGATGTTTAGTGTGTGTACAGACGACAACGGCGACATCTTCCATATCAGCGCAAGTGAGGAAGTTGAAATACTAGGAGACAAAGATGAGAGTGAATAAAACTGCACCGCTCGGGGCATTCGCTAACAATGTCAGCGAAAAAGCACCAAAAAAGATGCGAACGGGAAAGCAAGAGCATGGTGAATTTGTGGCGTGGGAACAGTTTTACCCCGACATGGGTAAACCCCAGCGCCTGTGGGTAGGGTTGACGGATGAGGAAGCACAATGGCTTTACGACAACTGCCGAACACCTAGCAATTTGATTGATATGGTGGAAGCCAAACTCAAGGAGAAGAACACATGAGCGACCATTATGACGACTATTGCGTGGAAATGGCTTTTGCTGAACAAGCATGGGAAAAACAAGAAGCGCGAGCCAACTTCCGCACAGAAGTGTGGACAACAAAAGACGGGAAAAATATTGCCATCCGCAAAATGGAGGATAACCACTTGTTTTATGCTTATAAGTATAGCCAAAATAGTTTGCTGTTTCGTGAAATGGTGTTGCGTTTGTTTGAAGCCAAGCTAAAGGAGAAGAACACATGAAAAAATCACCACTAACCCGTAAAGAACAAAAAGCAGCAATCTACCAGCGAGACAAGGAAAAGCGTCTTGCTTACCAGGCAGAGTACAGAGCCAAGGAAAAGGCCAAATACGAGGCTTTGTTGGCAATTGCTCACGCTGCCCTTGAATGCGTAGATAGCAACATGGTTGCAATGGCTAAAAAATGGCAGCAAGACTATTTATTCGTAAATCAAAATTAGGATTTGTATGGAAATAGACCCAACCCGAGCCATTGTGTTCATCCAAGAGAATGCGTTGCCATATGCACAGGCCAAGGCAGATCGGTTGTTCATTGAAGGCTATCTGAAGGCTCTTAAAGCCACTTTGATGAACGAATCGGACTTGAGCAGCCTTGGAGCCAAAGAACAATACGCTTACAGCCATCATAGCTATTTGGAGCAACTAAACGGCATGAAGGTGGCCATCGAACAAGAAGAACGCTTAAAGTACCTGATGGAAGCCGCAAAGATGAAGGTGGAAGTGTGGAAAACTCAGGAATACACCAAACGAACTGAGATGAAGATGTAATGAATCAAGCAATGTTTAGTAGCAATACAGACCTTTGGGCAACACCTCAAGATTTTTTTGACAAATATTCTGTTGCTTACGGCCCATTTGATATCGATGTATGCGCCGATTCAACAAATGCGAAATGCTCAGTTTATTTTGATAAAGAAAAAGATGGATTGAAACAAGAATGGGTTGGTAAGTGCTGGATGAATCCTCCTTATGGACGAGAAATTGGCAAATGGATGAGCAAAGCATTTGAATCTTCTAAACAAGGAGCAACGGTTGTGTGCTTGGTTCCGGCAAGAACTGATACGAAATGGTGGCACGATTACGCCATGAATGGAGAAATAATTTTTATCAAAGGTCGATTGAAGTTTGGCAATGCAAAAAATAGTGCTCCATTTCCATCAGCAGTTGTCATTTTTAGAGCGCAAACATGATTGAAAAACACGATTATTACAGGGACAAAGATTTGCTGAAACTGGCAGAAGATCAGCATTGTCTTTTGCAGGTCTCAGAAATTTGCACGGGGGGGGCTTCTACAATTGTGGCCTGTCACAGCAATTCCGGCTCCAATGGCAAGGGCAAGGGCATCAAGGCATCAGACGCCGATACGGTGTGGGGATGCTACTTTTGCCACCAATGGCTGGATCAAGGAATAGCCAGCAAAGAAGAAAAAGAAACAATCTACTACCAAGCATATACCCAGCAGGTCGTAGAGTGGCTTAAAATCGCCCGTAGCATCAGCCTCAAGCCCTGGAAGGTGGAAGCTGCCCGAAACGTACTCAAACACCTGGGAATCAATCATGGATAAGATCGGCGACTTCATTCTTACTTTGCTGCACAGCGTAACCAACACGCATATCCTGCATTGGCAAGCCCCAACACTTTCCCAGCATCTGGCATTGAGCAAGTATTTCGAGGAAGGGCGAAAAGATTTGCCCCAGGATAGTGAAGTCCAAAACATATGTGATGAAATCCAGCAATTGATTGACCAAACCATATACAAGCTCAAATTCTTAAAATAGTCCACAAAAATCAGCCTTTTTTCCAGCAAAGAAATTAGGCACTCAAATTTTTTGAGGGGGGGGTTAAATATCTCTATACGCGCGTACGCACACGCGCACCCGCACCCGCACCCGCCTGCGCGCACCCGCACCCGCCCGCCCGCCCGCGCACCCGCCTGCGCGCACCCGCGCAAACGCCAGCGCAAACGCCAGCAGCAATGCCCTTAAAACGCATTTAAACCCCCATTTCTGCCCCATTGAGCAAACGTTTATGCCATTGTGGCACCTACACCAAAAAATCGCTTAAAACGGCTCTAATCGGTTTACCAAAAATAGGCGCGACAATGCCCCTGCGCCTATCCGAAAAGCATAGGCGCACCGATACAGGCGCACAGCACAGCGCACTACAGGCGCAGCAGAGCGCACCGGCGCACAATGGCGCACAGCACTACAGGCGCACAATGGCGCAAAAAAACCCGCGCAATGGCGGGCTGTGGATTTAGATTATTTTGCTGTTTTTACAGGCGCAGGCTGTTGCTGCCAGTTGGGTTTTTTGCCTAATGGCGCAATGTTAACGAACCAATACCCTGGTTTACATTGTGTTTTTAGCATTTCTCTGGATGTCATCATTAGCTCCTACAAAAAAAAGAACAGAAAAAAGGCAAAAAACAGCCCGATAAAAACGGCTAGCGCACAATCGGCTACTTCGTTTCGCTCGGGCATCGGTTCATAGTGTTCACGCATGATCGGCCTCCCATACGATGATCCATTGCCCGTTACGGGTTTTTCCACTCAGGTAGGGTGTCGCGCCATGACAGTCGCGCTCAATCATAAATTCGATAAAGTCGCAATCAGGCAGGGACTTTAAGTAGTGCAAGGCTTCCAGGGCAGTTTGCGGGTAAGTTGTTTGCATGGTCAGGCTCCAAATTCAGTAATGTGGCGTGTTTGTGCGCCATGTTCGCGCAGCATACGATTAGACAATTCAGTGTCCATTGTGATGAACGTGTACCCGTCTGGCATTGTCACCAGATAGAACATGCCATATTCGTTGATGTCGTGTTTGTCGCAGAATTCCTGCAATTTTTTGTCTAATGCTAATGACATAATGTTTTCCTTAGTGTGTGACGATAATGACGACTGGTGAACCCGTGTAACGCAATTGGACCGTGTAACGTCCGAACCCTGTACGCTTAACGTCATAACGCTTGCAATTTAGGTTACCGCGAGAATTGCGACATGCGCGCAAGTAGTGTGCTAAATATTGCCGCGTCGCGCTAGTGGCAAATTGTGGTTCGTCTGCAAAGTAAAACAATCCTGCTGTTTTCATAGTGGAACTTCCTATAAAGTTATGATTGTCGGGATTGACAATCCACCAGGCCCCTGTCACGGGCCTAGTAGGTGTCACTCTGCCTGTTCTGCCTTAGCCTTGCCTGCTTTCAGAATTTTCTCTGCTGCACCGAATATGCGCTGAGCTGTCTTATCAGTTATTTCATTGCCCTGTAGCCAATTCTGAATGTATCCCCTACTCTCCACCAGCCCATCCAATCCCAACAATGAGCAGCAAATGTATGCCACCGACTCAGCTTCCACTTCCTTGATGCATTTAGGTGTACGCTCATTGTCTGACATAGTGTTTTCTGCTGTATGGCCTAAAACGACATGCGCCAATTCGTGAAAACGTGTTTTATGCGGCAATATTGCTACAGGGTTCACAGCAATGTTTTTGCCTGTTGCATAACCCTGACAATTCCCGTCCATGTAGTCAAACGACACCTCAGTAATGCCAAGTGCTAACAGCGCCAATTCTTTAGACCAGTCAGGAGTTGTCTGCTCATGTTGATAGTCTGCGCCTTCAGTTTGAGACAGGGAAAACCAGTTGTTTTTGAGTACAAACAACTGGAATGCATCGCCTGTTTTTTCGCCTGAATCGTCCTTTTTGGCAATGGTGACAGGCATACACAATTGAATTGCCTTCGCGCCTTTCTTAACTTGGCGTCCTAATGCTTTCCACTTGGCATAGGTGGCAATAGGTGATGGCTGCTCATTGCGAGCTGACAGCTGAGACCATGCCAACATTTGATTACCTACGCTGTAGGTGTGGAATGTAGAGTAAGCACTGCTCAGAATGCCGGGTTGATTGACAGCGTCCGACAGTAAGGCAGACCAATTAACATTTGAAATTGTCATAGTGATAGCTCCAAAAAACAGCGAAACAGCTGCATGCATAGAATTATCGGGTTAAAAGTTTAACTTTATATAGGTGTAAACCCTATGTTTCCATGCTTTTTTTGCATAAACTTTGGAATCGGTGATAATCCGCGCAACTAAAGGAACCCAGAATGACCTATGCAGTAGACACAGTAAGAGAGATCGAGAACAAGATAGTAGAGGAAATACAAACAGGGAGATCATTGCGACAAGTGTGTTCTGATGCCGGAATGCCAAATATCCGGACAGTGACTAGGTGGTTAACCGCTAACGCAGACTTTGCCCACAAGTACGCGCGCGCACGTATGGCACAGGCCGACGTACTTTTTGACCGCATGGAAGCCGTAGAGGAAGCCGTCTCTAATGGCACTATGGATAGCCATGCTGCAAGGGTAGTGCTCGACTCTATGCGATGGAGAGCTTCTAAGCTGGCGCCTAAAGTGTATGGTGATCGCCTTGATGTTTCCGTGAGCGATTCCCGTATTTCGATTACTGGTGCATTACAGGCCGCACAGTCGCGCCTGGTCGATGTTGTGGACGTGACGCCAAGGGCATTACCCAATGGAAAAGGGGAATCCTAAGGAGGGGGAGGGGGAGGGCCGAGCAATAGTGGTCAACGTTGACGGAGCCCTCACAAACATTTTTTATTTTTTTATTTATGCAAACACCAATATATAAACCGGAAGATGAGCAAGAGTTGATGGCAGTGCTTTGGAGTCCTGCGTTGAAGAATAACCCATTAGCGTTTGTTAAGTATGTATTTCCGTGGGGGGTTAAAGGAACTCCGCTAGAGAATTTTGATGGCCCAAGAAAATGGCAGCGTGATATTTTGCAAGATATTACTGATCACATTAAAGTAAACATTGATATAGCAAATAGCGATGAAAAAATGTATAAGGTATTGCAAGAGGCAATATCTTCTGGTCGTGGTATTGGTAAATCCGCATTAGTTTCATGGTTAACCATTTGGATGCTTACTACTCGGATTGGTTCTACTACTATTATTTCGGCCAATAGTGAAAACCAGTTGCGTTCAATTACATGGGCTGAGATTACTAAGTGGTTGGCTATGTCGCTTAACTCGCATTGGTTTGAGGTAAGTGCTACTCGACTGGCTCCAGCTAAATGGTTGACGGAGTTGGTGGAGACGGATTTAAAAAAGGGTACACGCTACTGGGGTGTAGAGGGTAGGTTATGGTCGGAAGAAAATCCTGATGCTTATGCTGGTGTGCACAACTTTGATGGCGTGTTGGTAATTTTTGATGAAGCGTCTGGTATTGCTGATCCTATTTGGTCGGTTACTGGTGGATTTTTTACTGAAAACACACCCAATCGTTTTTGGTTGGCGTTTTCTAACCCACGGCGTAATACTGGATATTTTTATGAATGCTTCAATAGCAAACGAGATTTTTGGCAAACTAAGATTGTTGATGCAAGAACTGTAGAAGGAACTGATAAACAAGTGTATGAACGCATCATTCAAGAATATGGTGCTGATTCAAGCCAGGCTCATGTTGAAGTGTATGGAATGTTTCCTAATGCTGGTGATGACCAGTTTATATCCAGCTTAATTGTGGATGAGGCAATGAAACGTCCTAAGTACAAAGATCAATCTGCTCCAATTATTATTGGTGTTGACCCTGCACGATTTGGTGCAGATGCAACAGTTATTGCTGTTAGACAAGGACGAGACATTGTAAAAGTTATGCGTTATCGTGGAGATGACACTATGACTGTGGTTGGTCATGTGATTGAGGCTATTGAAGAGTTTAAGCCTACATTGGTAGTAATTGATGAGGGCGGCTTGGGTGCAGGGATTGTTGATAGACTAAAAGAGCAGCGCTATAAAATCAAAGGAATCAACTTTGGCAACAAGTCAAAAAATCCTATAATGTACGGAAATATGCGTGCCCAGATGTGGGGAGATATGCGGGATTGGTTAAAATCAGCAAGCATCCCAAACGATAGGTTCTTGAAAACAGATTTGATTTCGCCTATGATGAAGCCTGATTCAAGGGGCACCATCTTTTTGGAAAGTAAAAAAGATATGAAAGCACGAGGATTAGCTAGTCCTGATGCGGCTGATGCAATTGCCGTAACGTTTGCGTTTCCTGTTGCCAACCGAGGCGAGTACAATTCTCGTACTGAACGCCGTGTAATGCATGATCGTGGCATGGTTGCAACTTCTTGGATGGGATCTTGATATGGCAACAAAAAAGAATGTATCGTTGTCCGTTGGCCGAGGAGAAAAATTGCCAGTGTCTAAAGGCGCTGGTTTAACGGCTAAAGGACGCGAAAAATATAATGCTGCCACTGGCTCGCATCTTAAAGCTCCAGCACCTACCCCCAAAACCAAAGCTGATCAAGGTCGTAAAGACTCATTTTGTGCAAGAATGGGCGCAGTAGCAGCAAATGCCAAAGACGGTGAGCGTGCAAAAGCAGCCCTTAAACGATGGAAGTGTTAAATTATGGCAACAAAACCTGGGCTTTATGCTAATATTCATGCCAAACAACAGCGCATCAAAGCTGGTTCTGGTGAAAAAATGAATAAGGTTGGTAGCAAAGCAGCACCAACAGCCAAAGATTTTAAAGACTCTGCCAAGACGGCAAAGAAAGGTAAATAATGGCTACCAAATTTGAACAAAGCAAAAAAGACATTGAAAAAAAGTCTTATGGCAAAGAAGGCAGTAAGCGTGAAGAAACTGCTGACAAACGACAAATGTCAAAAATGGTTGTTACTGTAGCAAAACCAATGAAGAAAAAATAATATGCCACTCATTAAATCTAAAACGCCAGAAGCGTTTCGCAAAAATGTTAAAGCTGAAGTTGCTGCGGGCAAGCCGGTAAAACAAGCTGTTGCAATTGCATATTCAGTTAAACGTGAATCCCCTAAATCAACGGCGAAAAAGAAATAATGACTGATGTAACCGGCATAATTGCAGCGGCAAACGTATCTGCCGGAAACAAATCTATTAAGTCTGACTCCGACATTTTGTCTGTTGCTAGGTCACGGCTAGACATGGCCGTTGCCGCATTGTCTGAATCCCGCGATGATGAGATTGATGATTTGCGGTTTTATGCTGGTTCACCAGACAACCATTGGCAATGGCCGTCAGATGTGTTGGCGACTCGCGGTGCAGTTCAAGGGCAAACTATCAATGCTCGCCCAACCCTGACAATCAACAAGTTGCCCCAACACGTTCGTCAAGTAACGAACGATATGCGTCAAAATCGACCAGGTGCTAAGGTTATTCCTGTTGATGACAATGCAGACATTGAAGTAGCCAACATTTTTAATGGCATGATTCGGCACATTGAGTACATTAGTGATGCTGATGTGGCTTATGACACTGCTTGTGAAAACCAAGTGTCGTATGGTGAGGGTTACATCACTTTGTTTACTGAGTATTGTGACGACAACACGTTTGACCAAGATATAAAAATTGGCCGTGTTCGCAATTCATTTTCGGTTTACATGGATCCAACAATCCAAGACCCGACTGGCGCAGATGCTAAGTGGTGTTTTATCACTGAAGACCTGACCAAAGATGAATATGCTCGTCAGTACCCTGATGCTGCACCTATTTCAACCCTTCAATCTCTTGGTGTTGGTGATCAATCCATTAGCAACTGGCTCAATGAGGACACTGTTCGTATTGCAGGGTATTACTACGTTGATTACGACAAAACTACATTAAATTTGTATCCTGGTAATGCTTCTGCGTTTGAAAATACGCCAGAAGACAAAATGCTTAAAGCTCATTTTGGTAAGCCAATTAAATCTCGTGTGTCTGAACGCCCAAGAGTCAAGTATTGCAAGATTAACGGTTATGAAATTCTTGAAGAAAAAGAGTGGGCTGGTAAATGGATCCCCGTAATTCGTGTAGTTGGCAACGAATTTGAAGTTGATGGCCGGTTGTATGTATCTGGTTTGGTGCGAAACGCCAAAGATGCACAGCGTATGTATAACTATTGGGTTTCACAAGAAGCCGAGATGTTGGCCTTGGCGCCAAAAGCGCCATTTATTGGGTACGGTGGTCAGTTTGAAGGTTACGAAGACAAATGGAAGACGGCAAATACTAACAATTGGCCATATTTGGAAGTAAACCCTGATGTTACTGATGGTTCTGGCAGTATTCTTCCTTTGCCGCAACGTGCCCAGCCTCCAATGGCCTCAAGTGGTCTGTTGCAAGCCAAGTCGGGTGCCGCAGAAGACATTAAATCGACTACTGGTCAGTACAACGCCAGTTTGGGCATGGGTTCTAACGAGCGTTCTGGCAAAGCTATCCTTGCGCGTCAACGTGAAGGTGATGTCGGTACATTCCACTATGGCGACAACCTAACTCGTGCCGTGCGTCACGTTGCACGCCAATTGGTTGACCTAATTCCCAAAATTTATGATACCCAGCGTATTGCTCGCATCATTGGTGAAGACGGTGAAACCAAAATGGTCAAGATTAACCCTGACCAACCCCAACCAGTTAACAAAATTGTTGATCAAAATGGTATTGTGATTGAAAAAATCTACAATCCTGGCGTTGGAAAGTACGATGTAGTGGCTACGACAGGGCCTGGTTATGCCACAAAACGCCAAGAGGCTTTAGAAGCAATGGCTCAATTGTTGCAAGGAAACCCACAATTGTGGCAAGTTGCTGGCGATCTTTTTGTTAAAAACATGGATTGGCCAGGTGCACAAGAAATGGCAAAACGGTTTGCCAAGACGATTGACCCTAAACTTATATCAGATGCAGAGGATAACCCAGCGTTGCAAGCTGCACAGCAACAAATGCAAGCAATGGGTCAAGAGATGGAACAGATGCATCAAATGTTGATGAATGTTAATAAGTCGGTTGAGGTGCAGGATATGCATCGTAAAGACTTTGAGGCGCAGGTCAAAGCATTTGACGCTGAAACAAAGCGTATGCAGGCGTTTCAAGCCAGTATGTCACCAGATCAAATCCAAGACATTGTTTTGGGTACCGTTCATTCCATGATTACTTCTGGCGACTTGATTAACGAGATGCCTGGTCGTGATATGGACATTGGCGCTGAAATGCCTCAAGAAAACATGGAACAACAAACACCACAACAAGGAATGTCCCAATGAAAGCCGCTGATTTCATAGGAATTTTGTTTTTAGCTCGAGATGTTACGCACTCGGTGCATCTAAACACTCGTAGTTTTAGCAAACACACTGCATTAAACATTTTTTATGATCGCATTATTGATGCGGCTGATGATTTTGCTGAGTCTTATCAAGGTCGGCATGGTCTTATTGGCCCAATTACACTGCAATCTGCTAAAAAAACAACCAATGTAATTGAATTTTTAGAAGATTCACTTAAACAGATTGAAGATGCTCGATATGATGTCGTTGATAAAACTGATATGTCATTGCAACAATTGATTGACAATATTATTGAGATTTATCTGCGTACATTGTACAAACTGAAATTCTTGGCATGACCGTAGTTGTTACTCACTCAACGCCATCTGATGGCTCGTTCAGCGCAACTGGTGCTGCGGCTTGGGATGCTACTCATACCTTGACTGGCGTGGGAACAATGGCAGGTCAAGATGCCAACAATGTTGCAATTACTGGTGGAACAATTACTGGGGTTTCAGGTCTTGGTACTGTTACTTCTGTAACGGCAACGTCTCCTGTTCTGTCTACTGGCGGTACAACTCCTGATATTAGCCTTCCTGCTGCTACTTCTTCTGCTAATGGTTATTTGACCAGTACGGATTGGACGACTTTCAACAGCAAACAACCTGCTGGTTCTTATCTTACTTCTGTAACAGCAGATTCCCCATTAACTGGTTCTGGAACTTCAGCAAGCCATTTAAGCATTCCAGTAGCAACAACATCCACAAGTGGTTATTTATCTAACACAGATTGGACGACTTTTAACAACAAAGGTTCTGGTACTGTTACTTCTGTTGCAGCCCTTACATTGGGAACTACTGGAACTGATTTAAGTTCTAGTGTTGCAAATGGTTCTACAACTCCAGTTATTACTTTGAATGTTCCAACGGCATCCGCCTCTAACCGAGGTGTTTTAAGTAGCGCCGATTGGACAACTTTTAATAGCAAAGGTTCTGGTACGGTTACATCAGTCACCGGTACAGGGACAGTTAGCGGCATTTCTTTGTCTGGCACAGTTACCAGTTCTGGTAACCTGACACTTGGCGGTACGCTTGACTTGTCAAGCCCTCCTGCTATTGGTGGCACAACCGCTGCTGCTGGGTCTTTTACAACATTAATCGGCGGTTCTGGCTCTGCCAATTACGAACAGATTACTGGCGGAGCAACTGGTAAAGCAGTTCAATTCCAAACGCTTGGAACAGATACTAATATCTCTGTTGCAGTACAACCCAAGGGTACAGGCGCTATTGACCTTGCTGCTGGTTCTAGCGGTGTGAATATCAGCAATGGCGGTACTGTTACTGCTATTACTAGGTCTGCTGCTGGTACTTTGTACACATCTTTTCCAACATGGACTGCATCTGCACCCACTACTGCTGGTGGTGTTACCGCTTCTGGTTCTGTTGGTAGTGCATCTGCAACAGGTACTGCAACTGTAGTTAACGGAGGAACCGGATATACAAACGGAGATATTCTTACGCCTGTTGGCGGTACTGGTGGTTCAGCAACTCGGATTACTGTTTCAGCAGTTTCAGGTGGTGTTATTACAGCAGCATCAGTTACAGCAAACTCTGAATACACGGTTCTTCCAACCAATCCAGTATCAGTAACGGGTGGCACGGGGTCTGGAGCAACATTTAATCTGACATACTCAGTCGGAACAATATTTAACATCACAACCGCAGGCTCAGGATACGTTGAACAACCGACAATAACATTTAGCGGTGGTGGCGGTAGTGGTGCTGCTGCTTATGCTACGGTGGGATCCGCATCAAGTATCAAATTTATTGGCGGTAGTTTAGATTTTGTAACCCCATCTGGAACAGCGTTAAATATTACTGATGGTAATTTGTCTACTGGCGGTTATGTTTCATTTACAAATAACAGTTCTACCAATGCAATCAATCGCGCTTTAGGAAGCGGAGGAAGCATAGGTATTTCTTGGCTTTCTAAAGGAAGTGGCTCACATAACTTTGCAACCAATAACGCTGCTGGAACGCAGCAAATGGTTATTTCTCACACAGC